AAGTTAGCCAAGTCCAAGGAACTTCTGGATCGGCTGGACAAAAAGTACGGCAAAGCCAAACCTCTGTCGGAGGAAGAACAGGCGTGGCGATGGCGACACCTAATGCGACATCGCAAGTTTCTGGACGACGTTTAACCCCAGCGCAAGTTGCTTCAAGGTATACCGAAGCGCAATTTGGAACGCCATACAAATTGCCGAAAAATCCACCGAGCAGTTTGCAGAAACAAGCACCTATTGGTCGCGTGTTTCTGGAAGCAACCCGCGAAACTCCGCAGTACAAAGCCGCAACGCTAAAATCTTATGAGCGTGTGATGCCTGATGTGCTGCAAAAAGCAAAAGTTAAAAACTACGACGATTTGCTAGAGAAATCATATCTTCAGTTAGCAAAAGAAGTTAAATCGCAGTTTGACTCCTTGCCGGTTGCCATGTCTTTTTACAGGGGCGGTGAGGGATCGTATAAGTCCAGCAAAGAGTTGTTTGAAGATATAGACAAACGCGGGCATCTGTTTGTCTATCGCGGCGGTGAACCGCACGAATTTTTGGGGCAAGTAGACCCAGATACCGGACTATCGTACAACGAAATGTTTAGAGCGGTGCATGACTACTTTGGTCACGCAGTACACCGAAATCAATTTGGCCCAGCGGGGGAAGAAGTAGCGTGGGCAGCCCATAGCCAAATGTTCAGCCCGTTGGCAAAAATCGCAATGTCTAGCGAAACAAGGGGCCAAAACAGTCTGGTTAATTATTCGCCACTAAATGCCGAACTAAAAGCGCAGATTTTAGAGTTAGATAACCGTATTGCGACTGCCGAGCAATACCGTTTTGACCCTGCTGAAATTAAGGAATTGAGGCAGCAGCGGCAAGAATTGTTCAACGATTTCCAGTACGCTCCGCAAAAGTCGGTAGTGCTGCCCGCAGAAATGATCCAAATTGATTACATGGGCGCACCGATCCAAGGCTTTGAAGGGATCATTACGCCTGACCCAAAAACGGTTTCGGCAATGCCGTTGACTCACTACAGTCAAAGTCCTTCCCTAACTCAAACCGATCCAAGACGCTACGGGACGGGGATAAAAGGCGAGGAACAAAACCGTTTGCGTCAGGCTCCAGATGTCCGAGAGAGAACGTATTTTTACACCGGACGACCCGGCGCGGTTCCCCCAGAGGTCGGTTTAGGGCCAAACGTTTATACGGCTCAAGGCTCAAACCTCTACAACATCAACAAAGATCCAGCGAAACTTGGGCTGTTGGCAGATGTCGTCAATACGACTTCGCCGCTGGCTCAAATGAACCCCGGCACAATTGATGAATTTGCTCGGGCAAACGATTTTGAAAGGCTAATGAAAGCATACGGTTATTCGGGGTATTACAGCCCTAACCAAAAGGTTGCGACGGTATTTGAACCAATGAATGTAAAATTAGCGAGAGCATTGAGGCGGTAATATGCCTAGCACTTCCGACAAACAGCGCAGATTCATGGCCTACGCCGCTCACGATCCTGCCTTTGCCAAGAGAGCGGGCATACCGCAGAGCGTAGCCCGAGAGTTCAACCAAGCCGACAAAGGCAAGAAACTTGCGGCAGCCATGCGAAATATGCCAAGAAAGAATTAGCAGATGCACGTTCCCCGCGAGGTAATTCTAATCTGGGGAACGGCACACGATACGTCCGTGCCTCGCACGGTGCGCCCACCACCAAGACGTAAGTGGGCTGCATTGATTCAGGTATGCGTCAATAGGCTATAATTATCAACACCATGGCTGCTAGGAAGAACAGAGTCACCTTGAGTTCGGAATGGCGCGAGCGGATACGCTCGGGGGTCATCCTGCAACGGCTAGAGAAAGCCGCCCTCGGTGAACTAGAGGTTAGCCCAACCTCGCTGAAGGCCGCCGAGATTGTGCTACGCAAAACGTTACCTGACCTCGCCCGAACTGAAGTAACGGGCGAGAACGGCGACCCGCAAAAGACCGAGACGACTTTGCGTTGGGGCAAGCCGATTGACTGACATCCTGCTCCCGTATAACCCACGCAGGGCGTTCCTCCCGTTTCACGAACGGACAAAGCGGTGGGCGTGCCTTGTCGCGCACAGACGAGCGGGCAAAACGGTCGCAGCCGTCAACGACATCATTCGGGCAGCCGCGATGTATCAAGCCCCCAATGGGCTGTTTGGCTACGTCGCCCCCTACCAAAACCAAGCACGGCGTATCGCCTTTGACTATTTCAAGTATTACTCCGCGCCCATTGCGAAAGAAGTCAACGAAACGCTGATGATGATTACGCTAACCAATGGGGCCAAGATCGGCCTGTTTGGAGCAGACAACGCAGATGCAATGCGCGGCCTCGGTTTTTCGGGCCTGTACCTTGACGAATACGGTGACTTCAAACCGAGCGTATTTGGGAACGTCTTGAGAGCGTCTCTGTCAGACAAACAAGGATGGTGCGTTTTTGCGGGTACGCCAAAGGGCAAGAACCAGTTTTGGCAGATATACCAGACCGCCCAACGCAGCCCCGAGGAATGGTTCCTGTTGCGCCTACCGGCAAGTCAGTCCCGGCTACTCCCAGAATCGGAGTTAGCCGCCGCTAGAGCGCAGTTGACCGAGGATCAGTACCTACAGGAGTACGAGTGCAGTTTTGAGGCTGCCATCCTCGGTGCTTTTTACGGGCGAGAGTTGCGAGAGGCGCAGGATCAGGGCCGCATCGGCTTTGTTCCCGTGGACGAGCATCTACCCGTACATACCGCATGGGACTTGGGCTACAAGGACGATACCGCGTGCTGGTTCTATCAAGTCGTGGGCGGTGAGATTCACGTTGTGGACTTCTTCAGCATCTCGGGGGCCAGCATCGCTGACCTCGCGGGCATCATCCGCGACCGAGGATACCGATACGGCAAACATTGGCTCCCGCATGACGCAAAGGCCAAGACGCTGGCCTCTGGCGGCAAGAGCATTATTGAGCAGTTAGCCGAGTTCCTTGGCATCAGCAAACTCGCCATCGTGCCTGACCTCTCGGTGCAGGACGGTATCCAAGCGGTGCGTCAGATGCTCCCACGGGTATGGTTTGACAAACGCTGTGAAGATGGTATTGAAGCCTTGAGGCAATATCAGCGAGAATACGACGAGGACAAAAAGGCGTTTCGGCAGACACCTCGTCACGATTGGACGAGTCACCCTGCCGATGCCTTTCGGATGTTAGCGATTGCGTGGCGACAAGAGCCGACGAATGTCACCCCGCTGGAACCGAAGGCGTTGATCGTCGGCCCGCAGAATCAGGTCACACTTAACGATATGTGGGCGGCGCATGAGCGTTCGCCCCGGAGAGCGAGAATATGAGCGGAGTTCTAAATCCCTATAAGTATGCGTATGAGACGGTTGCCGCCTCGCAGACCGCGCAGGTTTTGGGTGGCACGGGCGCTGCGGGCGATTACCTGCACCGCATCGTTGTCACCGTCACGGCGACTGGCACCAGCACGTTGAGCGTTATTGATGGCAGTACGACCATCCTAACGATGGCGGCAAACACGCCTGTTGGCGTTTACAGCCTTGAACTTAACGTGGCGGCTGCAACTGGCCCGTGGAAGATCACGACCGGCGCGGGCGCAACGGTGCTTGCCGTTGGCCTCTTTAGCGCCTAATGGACGGCAAACGCCAAAGCGAAGGCCAAAGCCATTTCGGCGCGTAACAAGGATTAAGTTATGGAACAGCCGGTCAGTTCAGAACTTGAGAAATATTTGCGCCTGATTGGGCAGTACGACAACGAGTTTGCCAAGTGGCAAGCGCGTACCAAGAAACTCATCAAGCGTTACCGTGACGATACGCGGGGACAGTCGGGCAATGAGACGGCGAAGTTCAATATCCTTTGGAGCAACGTCCAAACGCTGATCCCCGCTGTCTACGCCAAAATCCCGAAGGCCGACGTATCCCGCCGCTTTGGTGACAACGATCAAATAGGCCGTGTCGCCGCAAGCCTCATTGAACGGGCGTTGGACTTTGAGATTGAACATTACCCCGACTTCCGCGCCACGATGCGTTATTGCGTAGAGGATCGGTTCCTCGGCGGTCGCGGCGTAGCATGGGTGCGTTATGAACCGCACGTTAGCCCGATTGGCGTAGAGGACGACGGCTATCAAGTCACCGAGGACATTGAGCGCGGTGAGGGTGCGCCACCCGACCTAGAAGAAATTGACTACGAGTGCGCCCCGGTGGATTACGTCCATTGGAAGGACTTTGGACACTCACAGGCCCGAACGTGGGAAGAAGTCGGGCAGGTATGGCGCTGGGTCTACATGACCCGCGAAGCCCTCGCTGAACGCTTTGGCGATGAGATGGCCCGTCGCATCCCGATGGATCAGGGGCCAGATCAGTTAAACGCCTACCGCGACAGCAAGCGTCAACAGAACCTCGCAAAGATTTGTGAGTTGTGGGACAAAGAGACGCTGAAGGTCTATTGGTTCGTCAAGGGTATGCCACAGGTCATTGATGTACGCGATGACCCGCTTGGGCTTGAGGGATTCTTCCCCTGCCCGAAACCGCTGTACGCGACCACGACCTCGGACAACCTTGTGCCGGTTCCCGACTTCGTGCTGTACCAAGATCAGGCGATGGAGTTGGACATCCTGTCCGACCGCATTGATGGCTTGGTCAAGGCGCTGCGTGTGCGTGGCGTGTATGACGCATCGCAGCCCGCCCTCCAGCGTTTGATGACCGAGGGCGACAACAACGCCCTAATCCCCGTGGATAAGTGGGCGGCGTTTAGCGAGAAGGGTGGATTACGAGGCAGCATTGACCTGCTTCCGTTGGACACGCTCGCCCAAGCCCTGCTGCAATGCTATCAAGCCCGCGCTGACATCAAGGGTCAGATATACGAGATCACCGGCATCGCCGACATCATTCGTGGTCAGTCGGCTGCAAGTGAGACGGCAACGGCGCAGCAGATCAAAGGCCAGTACGCAGGGCTACGCCTCCGCTCCATGCAGGAGGATGTGGCGCTATTCGCCACAGAGGTCATTCGGCTCAAGGCGCAGATCATG